GAAAGGCCTCTGTGAGAAGCATCGGGACAAGATTCGTGCGGCTGCATTGCCTCTCCCGTCTAAAGGCGCCTGCTATGAACGGAAGTCCAAAGAGGGCGGAGCCGTCTTGAGTTTCCTCAAGGACTCCGACCTCTATTCCGACGAAATTTGTGACACAAGCGAGGAGGAGAAAGGAGAGAAGAGACAAGAGGCGTTGGCTGAAATTTCTAGGTTACTTCTATCGGCCAACTTCAGATCCTTGCCCGAGCCTAAAAGGTCGACACAAGACCGTGCCCCTGTAGGTGTACATTTGGATCCCGAATTATCCTTCCAGGGTGGTGTGGGACAAGAGCTGACAGCTAGTTTCCTAGCTGCAACTAGAGCCACATACCATCCCTGGGAGGAAAGTCGAGATCCAAACTACAACCTACAGAGCCGGTCACGCGCGTCGACCGTTTCACTCTCGGACTGGGAAGAGGAGTTGGCCGATAGTGTACCTTCAACACCAACCCCTCTTGTCTCTTCTGTTAAAATAGACAGCCCTCACCGCCGACCGCTTGGAGAGAAATCGTTTAACGACTCAAAGGTGGACCTCGCGACCTGGCACAAGCATGCCATGCGTAGAGGACAACGTTCTAACCGTGCCCGTCTCTTACCCATTGCTGAGCAAGGGACAGGCAAGATTAGAATTGCTGCTCTACACAGGGCAGACCATAGCTGGGCCGCGAGATCCTTAAGTCGTTTAACGATTCCTCTCCTTAAGAATGTCCATACCACTAGAGACACATTACGTGACACCGAGCTCTACCTTAAGCCATCCGCCCCAGGAGCATTAGTGCACAGCGCAGACTTCTCGAAGTCTACCGATCCACTCAGTGTAGACTTTGTACAATGGTTCTACAGTCGTCTCCCCATCCATCTAGGTTTTCGCCCAGACTGGTGGGACGACGCTGTAAAGACTGCTGTACAAAATCTAGACATTGAGTGGAATGGTAGAATCGAGAAAATCAAATGCGGTGCACTAATGAGTCTTGGACCCGGATGGACTATGGTAGCGCTCATCAGTGCCTTCGCCGCAAATAACGCAGGAGCCCCGAAGGAATCCTACGCTATTTGTGGCGATGACCTAGTGGGAATATGGACATCCGCCCAATTCGAAGCGTACGCTCAAGTAGTGGAAGCCATGGGTATGAAGCTAAATCGGAAGAAAACGTTCATCGGAATGAACGGTGTCTTCTGCGAAAAATTCATCATACCGCAGGGCGACCACTACGTGAGCGTACCACTACTTCGAATGGGGCAAGCGGCAGCGGTGAGGAAGGGAGGGAAAGCAGGGCCCGAAGTTCTTGATGGCCTAACAACAATCCTCTACCGTCAAAAGAAAGGTGGGTCTCCCCGCGTTGTGTGGATCAAAGATCCAATCACACGTCAGAAGTCCACCGTAGTTAAGATGGTAGGGGAACCAATGTTAGTCCATAAAGAACTTCGGAGATTAGCCGAGAAGACAGTCTCTCAAATTCGAGTTAGTAAACGATTCATCCCGGGACCTCATATGTACGGCGGGAGCGGTAAAGGCCCGTGCACCAGAATGACAGTTAAGTCATATCTGATGTTCGGACCCGTACAACACTCGCACAGCAAATATGAGGCCCCGGGACAAAAAGAACTTAAAGCGAATTTGAAAAACTGTCTCCGTACGCCCGGTGGTGTACCTATCTCTGACGTCCTGACCTCGGCCAAGACTCAGGGAGAGATCAACCACAGGGCGGCCCACGGCACCCCAACAAAGACCCCCAAGCCTTTAACCAGATTGCAATATGTTCGAGAGTTTAGGCGCCGCATAACTGCGGTGCGTAAAGCCCCGAAGATATCGACTCTGTTAAAGGCTCGAGAGTACTTTGTTAAAAACAAAAAGGGCGAGTATGTCAATAAGGAGCTTTACTGTAGAGTAACAGTTAGGTTGACAAGGAAGGTGCGGTCACATCTTCGCGCCAGGCGCTGGAGTCGTGCCCTTGATCTTCTTACGAAGTCATGGGACGAACCAGTGTCTCACGCGAAGGTGTCACAGCACTTCCTGTCAACCCCTCTCTACAGATCTTCTGTAAAGCTCCCTGACATACTCGGGTCAGAAATAAAAAGGTTCCAGCCTCCCCAAGCGACAGAAGCCCCAGAGAATCTACCAATACGGCAGAGACTCGGGCTGCTTGTACAAAAGAAGCCGGAACCCGAAAAAGAAGTTACACGCACCTGGGTGCGTAAACTCCCTCTCCGCCCCCCTCAGAACCAGAATACCAAAATTTCACGTAGGCATCCCAGTCCCGGAGGGGTTACTCCGGTGGTGCTCACTCCTTAG